AAGGTCGGTTGAAGATTGATTCGACACGAATCCTTTCGCAGGCCGGCTGGCCTCAGAACGTGATAGACATCGACACATACGGCTCTCCGTGGAAACACTGGGAGGCGATGTTGCCGAACGTCCGCAAGCCGACTACGGTATTTTTAACAATCGGCCTTGTCGCAATTGGCGGTGCGAAGTTGACAAAAGAAGTAAAAGAAGCAATCTGGCTAGGGGACTTGGAGCCTCCACCGGCAATCGTTGCCTCGCTGCAAACGCTAGCGGCAAGTTATTTGTTGGCAAGGTGTTACGACTATGATATAATGCCGATTGAGGCCGTTGAAGCCTCTGAGGCTGCGAGTCACGCAAGATATATCGGTATCAGACTCGCGCCGCAAAACGAACGGCCGGAGGATCAGTCCGGCCGTCCTGAACACCCGATACCTACTACGGAGGAATCGAATGTCTGAACGTCAGTCTATCAAAGTCAGCGGGACCAAGGAATGGTCAGTCGCCTCGGCAAATTGCATTCTCGGATGCTCTCACCGATGCAGGTACTGCTACGCTGCCGCGAACGCTGTCCGTCGTGGCCAGTGTCCCGACCGCGAGGCTTGGGGCACGAGCTACCTCCGGGTTCGTTCGGCCGAAGTTAAGAAGCGTCGGCGCAAAGAGAACGGTCGGATCATGTTTCCGACAACTCACGACATCATGCCGCAATTTCTGGGCGAGTGCCTCCATGTCACGCGGAACATCCTAACGGCCGACAATGATCTGTTGATCGTTAGTAAGCCGCATCTGTCCTGTATTGAGCACGTCTGCCGCGAGTTGCGCTTGTGGCGGAACCGGATCATGTTCCGCTTCTCGATCGGATCGATGAACGACAGCATCCTAGGCTACTGGGAACCGGGGGCTCCGTCATTCGAGGAACGATTCGCATCGCTCAGGCATGCGCGCCGAGAAGGATACAGCACGAGCGTCAGCATGGAACCGCTCCTCGACTCAGACAATGTGGTAGACATTGTCGATACGCTGGCGCCACATGTCACAGATTCTATCTGGATCGGCAAGATGAACCAGGTAGAAAGCCGGACCACTCCTGGCACTAGCGTTTTGGAGATTGCTCGGATTATGCGGGGACAGACGGACGATGCAGTGCGCCGTATCTACGAGTCGCTCAAGCAGCATCCGTTGATCCGCTGGAAGGAGTCGTACAAGACTGTGCTCGGGCTTTCACTCGCACAACAAGCTGGTCTTGATGTGTGACGACAACTGAAAGGCAACTCATTGGAACGGCCGGCCAGCCACCAATGAGGTATGCAAACAAGCGGCAGTACGGAGCCGTACCTTCGTGCTGCCGTTTTGTTTGCGCCGACAGCGAATCATGCCAATACAAGAAGCGGCCAGGAAGTTACGAGACAAACTTGCGTCGGACCTGCGAAAACTGGATGGACTGCTCGGAAAAGCGGGCGGTAACTCAAACCACGCAGAGCAGTTGCGCCGCGACGCCGAGCGAAAGCGGAAATCACGCCTCCAGGCGCGCCGCGTACAGGTTACCGTCACCAGCGCATCCCTCCGCCGCCGCTCGCGCATGGAGAAAGACGTGCAGCGGTGGCTGCGGTTCTATTTCCCGGAAGTTTTTGAACACGAATTCACCGCGAACCAAACGGCAATCGTGAACGCAATCCTCACCGCCGCGAACGTAGGAGGCGACCAGTCGATTGCCGCTCCGCGCGGTGATGGCAAAACGTCCATTGCCGAGTGCGTGATCGTCTATTGCGTGCTGACCGGCGTGCTGTCGTTTCCTGTGATTTTCTCGGCCACCGGCGACGATGCCGAACGCATCCTATCCAACATCAAGCAGCGGCTCGAAGAGAACGAGCGGCTCGTGGAGGACTACGGCGAGGTCTGCCAGCCGGCAGCGGCGCTCGAAGGTCAATCAAACCGAGCATCCGGCCAAGTCGTCTACGGGTCAATCGGCACGGCTGAGTTCACCGACCAGCGATCGAAAATCCGATGGTCCGGCCGCCAGATCGTACTCCCGACGATCAAGTGCAAGGGCTCGCGTGCATCCGGCCAGGTGATCGCAACCAGGGGCCTCGATGCCGCTGTGCGAGGATTGCGGTACGGCGTAATGCGGCCTGACCTGGCCGTGATCGACGACCCCGAGACGCGGGACATTGCGGGGAGCACAGACGACCGGCAGCGGCAGAAGCTAGAACTGAAGATCGACCAGGACATTGCAGGGTGCGCCGGCCAGACGCGGCGCCTGTCGCGCGTGATTCTCACCACGATCATGAGCCGACGGAGCCTGAGCTATAAGTTCACCGACCCCACGCAGAAGCCGAGTTTCCGCGGCAGGCGCTTCAGGTACATGGTCAAGCCGCCGGAACGGCAAGACCTGTGGGACGAGTTCGTGATGCTTCGGCGTGCGGACTGGGCGGCCGATCCGCCGACGCAGCGAGCGCATGAATTTTACACGGCGCACCGCAAGCTGATGGACGCCGGAGCCGTCGTAGGCAACCCGCATCGGCGCGGTGATGCCATCGAGGCATCGGCAATTGAAACGTACTACGTGGAGGTGGCTAGAATCGGACAGGAATCAGTGAGCACGGAGTATGACAACGACCCACCCGAGGAAACAGGACCGATTGAATCCGGAATCACGGCATACAGGATCCAGCGGCAGCTAAGCGGATACCCCAGGCGCATCGTGCCGCCTGGATGCACGGTGATTACCCAGGGGATCGACGTGCGAAAGATCGCACTGCATTTCGTCGCGCGAGCCTGGCGGCCTGACGGCACCGGCTACACGATCGACTACGGCGTGCAGGAGGTGCTCGGCACGATCCGCGGCAGCGATGATGGCCTCGAAATGGCAATCACACAGGCGATCCGTGCGAGGATGGAGTTCCTGGCGACCAATCCGTACCGCACGCCTGACGGCCAGGAGGTGCCGGTTGACCTGACCTTGGTTGATGCCGGCTGGCAGACGCAGGTGATTTACCACGCCTGCCGACAGCTTGGCCGTGACATTCAGCCGGCGATGGGTTTCGGCCAGTCCGCCGGGTGCGTGCAGGCTCGATTTTCCGAGGTGATTCGTCCGTCACCCGACCGCAAGCCTGGCGATGGGTGGTTCCTGTCACGGCAGAGACGCGGCACGTGGCTTGTCTGTATGGATGCCGACCGCTGGAAGACGTGGGAACACGCGCGATGGATGACGGCGACAGACAAGCCGGGGACGATGTTCCTGTACGGCGAGCCGAGCGACACCCAAGCGTTGAGCTTCGATGAGAAAAGCCATTTCTCCTACGCCAAGCACATCACCGCGGAGATCGAGATCGAGGAGGTTGTCAAGGGCCGGCTGGTGCGCAGGTGGACGAACAAAAGCGACACGAATCACTATCTCGACGCGAGCTACATGGCGAACGTGGCCGCGAACATGAAGGGCGTGCGACTGCTGCGTGAGCCGGCCGGAAGGCACCAGCCGGAGGTCAAGGGTGGATGGTTCGCCGCGCAGGAGCGCAAGACGAAACGTAGAGCCAACCCAACGGACTGACATGGGAATCATCACGCTCGAACCGTTGAACGGACCGGCCTGTCCCCGCTGCGGGTGCCGTGACGCCACGATCCTCCAGCGACCGCCGGAGCACGACGACGACGGCCGCGGCTCGTGGTGGCCGCAGGGACGTGCGCGATGCCGGCACTGCGGGATGGCGTTCGCTTTCCGCCGACTGCCGGAGAGCCAACCGGTCGACGCAGATGGTGACGACCTCGACGACGACAGGGACGCCGAACCGGATTTCGCGCCGGCGGAGCCTGAGCGGCCATCTGTGAATCAGCGTGATACGGCCTATCCGGTGCGGGCCTGTCCACACTGCGGACGCCCCGAGACCGTTGTTGCGTCGAGCGGAAAGAAGCCAAAAAACGGTATGCCGCGGATTCGTCACCACCGCTGTCTGTCATGTGGAGAGCGGTTCAAGTCGATCGACAGCCGATTTCTGAAGCAAACAGAGCAGGCGGGTGTGATTACATAATCTGTAAACCGACCCCCTCGGCACCCTCTTTGACTCGGCAATACTTAAGGCATGAGTATCGCCGCTCTCAATTCGCTCTACACCTCGGCCGTGGCTGCCTTCGATGCCGGAGATTACACCGCCGCGATCGCCGCCGCGGTGAAAGCGCAGATGCTGCTCGGCACGACGCCCAATCTGACGCGCTCGCTGGGCTCGGGCTCGCAAGCGATCTCTTGGAATGACGGCGCGTCGATCGAGCGATTCATCCAGAATTGCCAGCGGCTCGCCAAGGCCGCAGCTGTCAAATCCGGCGGACCGTTCCGATCGTCTCGAATCGTCTACGCCAACCCGACATACGGGTGATGCACGCACGCACCAGCAAGTCATGGCCAAGAAAACACGTCCAGCAAACGCTCGCACACCCAACGGCAGGCGGATCGTCGTCCGGTCTGCCGACGGTGGACAGTACGAATCGTTCCCGACGTGGATGGGTGCGCGACACTGGGAGGTAGCCGAGACGACGCGGCTCAACGAGGCCCACTGGGCGAACGTCGAGGCAAGCGATACGTCGATCAATGACTGGCTGCTGGAGAGGCTCGCGAGGGTGCGAGCACAGAGCATCTATGAGGCACGGCAGAACGGCACGATCAGCGGGATTGTGCAGACGCTCGCCGACGACGTGGTCGGACCGGACGGTCCAACGCTGGAGGTGCAGAGCGACGATCAGCGATTCAACGACGCGGCCGAGCAGTTATGGCGTGAGTGGTTTGCGGCGCCGACCTTCCGGCCGAATTTCTCCGGCGCATCGCTGCTCCGCCTGTGGATTCGCAACCTCCCGCGGTGCGGTGAGTTCCTCGCGCAGATTACGACCGACCCGCGGGCTGATGGTCCGGTAAAGATGCGACTGCGGCCGAAGCACCCGCGCGACCTTGCCAGTCCAGTGGACCGGATCAACGATCGCCGCATCGTGATGGGCGTCGAATTTGAAAACGCCGAACTGGACCGGCCGGCGCGCTACTGGATCAACAGGCCGGTCGGCGATGGATCAGACGTTGTCTGCGAGCCGTGGCCGGCCGATCTGGTGATTCACGAGTTCGTTGCCGAGGAAGAGGGCCAGGCCCGCGGCTTTCCTTGGTTGACCCCTTCGCTCCAGCCGGCTGCGGACCTCCGCGATTACGACGACCAGGTGCAGGACGCCGCGCGGCAGATGGCCGACCAGTCCGGCCTGCTCTACACGGAGAACCCCGACGAGCCTTGGATGGCGCCGGAAACATCCACGATCGAGCGGCGCACGATCAAGATGGCGCCGCCGGGATGGAAGCCGTTCATTTATCCGGCGACGCTTCCTCCGGTGCAATACCCCGACTACCGCGCCGAGCGGCAACGTGAGATCGGTCGGCCGCTCTCCATGCCGCTGATGATTATGCGGCTCGATGCATCGAGGCACAACTACTCCTCGGCCCGCTTCGACGGCCAGGGCTGGGCTCGATACGTGCAATGGGTTCAGTATTGGCTCTCCGGCACCGATCGCAGTTGCGGCACGCTTAGCCGGCTCGTTGACCTCGTGCTGGCTGAGGCACGATTTGCCATCCCCGAGGTGCGAAACCGGCCGCAGGGGCTTTGGTATCAATGGACCTGGCCGGCTCGGCCACACGTTGACCCGGCCAAGGAAGCCGCAGCAGCGCAGACGCGGTTGACGACGCGGCAGTCGAGCCTGACCGCTGAACTGGCAGAGCGCGGCATTTCCATCGACACGCACATTTCCACGCTCGTTAGCGAACGCAAGGCATTCGAGGCCGCCGGCTTGCCATTGCCGGAGTACATGCTTGGTCCATCGGAGCTTCGCGCGCAGGCCGTTGACGAAGCACTGACGGATGACGGCGACGATGAAGACGCGGACGCGGACGATAAGGACGACGACCAGACCGCCGCTGAGAACCGCGCCGATGACGACCGCCGGAGCCGCAGCACGATTCACTCGAGGAGTTAGACCGATGCCTGACCGCCTGACGATCCGCGAAACGCCCGCCGCTGCGCTCGACCTGACCGAGCGGGCCTTCTGCCTGCGGTCCGAGTCGGCCGACGAAGCGACGCGATCCGTCGAGGCCGTGATTGCCACCGATCAGCCGGTCACCGTCTACGACTACCGCACGGGCGAGATTGTCGACGAGATTCTCCGCATGGACGGCGCGTCGATCCCCGACCGGGTCCCGATGCTGGCCAACCACTCGCGCTATTCGCTCGACGACATTTTCGGGTCGGCGCGGAGCATCACCGTCGGCAAGCACGAGGCGACCGGCAGGCTCTATTTCGCCGAGGGCGATCCGGGCGCCGAGAGGGCCTGGCAGAAGGTCCGCGGCGGCCACATCCGCGACGTGTCGGCAGGCTATCGCTCGATCAAGTACACCGATATCCGACCAGGCCAGTCGGCCGTGGTCGGCGGCAAAACGTACACCGCCAAGGGTCGCACGCTACGAGTCACGACCCAATGGGAACTGAGAGAAGTGTCACTGGTCCCGATCGGCGCAGACTCGCGCAGCAAGATTCGGGGCAATCATTTTCACGTTCACGGAGACGATAACATGCCCCCGAAACTACGCGCCTACCTGGAGTCCGTTGGACTCCGCGCCGAAGCGACGGACGCCGAGGCCCAGACCTTCCTGGCCGGACTCACTGGCGACCAGCGGGCTCGCGCCGACGCGATCACCGCCGAGACCACGCGGACCGACCCGGCGCCGCCGGCCGATCCTCCGGCCCCGGCCCCGACACCGACGCCCCCCGCCCCCCCGCCGCCGGCGGACCCGCCCGAGCCGCCTGCCACCGTGGAGGAGGCCGCGCGACGAGCCGTTGCCGCCGAGCGCGACCGTGTCCGCGAGATCATCAGGCTGGCCGGGACCGACGTGTCGCCCGAGCTGCGCCAGCGGGCGATTGACGAGGGCTGGGACATGGCCCGGGCCTCGCAGGAGTTCCTCGGCGACGTTCGCCGCCGCGGCCCCGCCGGCCCCGCGGTCCATTCCCGCAGCCACGACCGCGATTGCAACGCTCGCAGCCTGGCCGCCGGATTCCTGATCGGCAGCGGGCTCGACCCGACCGCGTACTCGATGCACAACGGTCGCAGCAATCCCGGCGCTCGCGACCGGCTCACCGAGCAGGACGCGGACCGCGGCGAAGAGTTCCGCAGCATGAGCACCTACGACCTCGTGCGCGAGTGCCTGCTGATCGACACCGGCCGCCACATCCGCACGATGGATCAGGCGATCGACGCACTGCGTGCCGCGCCGAGCGGCGCAACGCTGAGCCACGTGCTCACGACCAACGTCTACGCCAGACTGCTGGACGGCTGGAACAGCATCGGCGACACGACAGTCGGCTGGTGTGACGAGGAAGACGTGGCGAACTTCCTGGAGCAGGAGGACATTTCGCTCGCCGCGGATGCACGCCTCGAACGCTTGCCGCGTGGTGACACCGCCAAACACGCTACGGCCAGCGATTCGCGCGAGACATACAAAATCGCGCGGTACGCCAAGCAGTTTGTCGTTGACGAGCAGGACATCATCGATGACCGACTCGGCGCCATCATGCGGATGCCTGCCGAAATGGGCGAGGCCGCAAGGCAACTCCGTCCGGACATGGTGTATTCGCTCATGCTCGAAAACCCGACGATGGTCGGCGACGGCGGCCAGGTCTTCAACGCCACTGCCGTGACGACTGCCGGCGGCCACGCGAACCTTGGCACTGCCGCGCTCAAGACGGAGACGTTGAAGGCCGCCATCAGCGCGATGGTCAAGCAGCGGCTCAACCGCACGAGCAAGAATCCCGGCAAGCAGCTCAACATCCGGCCGCGATTCCTGATCGTCCCGGCGGCGCTCGAGTGGACCGCGCGCGAACTGACTGCGAGCGAGTTCCTCGTGAAGCTCTTCGCCAACTCCAACGATCCCTTCTATTCGCAGCTCAACCTGATTGCGCGAGAGGGGTTGACCCCTGTGATCGACGACCGGATTGGAGAGGTCGGCGTGCTCGATCCGCGCAATGGAAAGAGCGTCGTCGGAACCGACACGAATTGGTTCCTGACCGCTGGCGGATCGCGCGGGCTCCGCGTTGCCTACCGCCGCGGCACGAACAGGCAGCCGTCCCTGCGATCGTTCGCGCTCGACCGCGGACAGTGGGGTCTCGGCTGGGACATTAACATGGACATCGGAGTCGCGTTCACCGAGTGGCGGACGTGGTACAAATCGACCGGTGCGGCGTGAACGCCATAGCGTAGACGGATCGCCGGCTACGGTGCGTTCACTTCACTCCTGACTTTGACTTGTTTTTTTGGAGATTGACAATGGCGGAAGCCACGCTTGTGAAAGACGCGAATGCGAACACGGTCGATACGACCGCCTGGAAGGCGCTCACTTCCGGGGAAGTTGTCCAATTGCCAGACGGACGCGCCGGCGTTGTCCTTGGCCTTGCCGGCGCGGCAACTGGTGATCCGGTGACGCTGCTGGTGGCCGGCCAGGTTCGGCTGGCGAAGACTGCGGACGTTGCCGTGCTCAATGGCGACGCGATCCGCTGGGACCGCTCCGCCAACACGGCCACACCCCTGAATGCGATTGCTGATGCCGATTTTCTCGTCGGCGTCGCAATCGCAGACGCGGAGGCCGCGGACGATGTGGTGGTTGTCGAACTGAACGCCAAGCCGGTCTACCAGATCGATGTTTTCCGCGACCGGTCCGATACCGTGATCGTCAAGACCTCGGGGTCGCCCAGCATCACCTGGACGCCTGGCTGCGCGAAGCTCGCCCTCGGCAATACGGCCGAGGCGCAGAAGGTGGACATCCTGTCCGCCGCCGCAATCCCGGTCGGCGTGCCGTTCATTGCCGAGGGCCGCGTGGCCGCGTTCGACATCGGCGACGATGCCGCGCTCGATTTCAACATCGGCGTGGCCAAC